TCCCTGCCCCGATTCTGCTATCCCCACTTGAGCTTTTACGGAAACCGCATCTGCTCCTGAACCCGAGTCTGTAACCTCTTTTGGAGTTGCTCCTGCATCTGGATCATCATCATAAACTCCACACTCATCTAGCTTAAAGGTATAATTTCCTTTCTCCCAGTTGACATTATGGATAATCCCAAATTCCGCATCCTGCGGTTCAGAGACTGCCCCTTCACTCGTATCAGTTTCACTAGCTTGCTCTACCTCATTAAGATACCAAGCCACAACTGGATCAGCCCCAGACCAATCATATTTTAATTTAACTCTATAAGTTACACCGGATGTTAATGTGATCTTGCTTCCTACAACCCCCGTAGTCCCATCTACCTTCCTATAAGCCAACTGAAGTTCTGGATTTCCTCCATTATTCCCGATGATCAGCCAAGCGACTTTAGTTCCGCCATTAAGCAACATCATAATCGCCTTAGAACCCTTAATCTCATACCCAGCAGACGTCATATCAGAAAAATTAACTTGAGCTTTAAGATAAAGTTTATCACTGGCAGGAGCGGTAAAATCATCGTGAACATTGGCATAAAAACTACTATCTCCATCAGTTTTATCAACATCAAACTCAGCACTATATGTTCCAGTCAAAGGATCTACACCAGTCGTGCTTTTTGTAGCTACAGAAGCACCATCAGCATCCCAAGCACTAAAGTCATTTGATTCAAAACCATCTTTAAATATTTGAGCCATTTTATTTTATTAAAAGTTCCTTCTTAAAAATGTGAGACACTCGGTAAATTCTTATCTTGTACTTTTATCTGGTCCGACTTCTTGGGGATCTCTTGACCTTGTCCCGAATCACTCAGTCCCACCTGTGTTTTTATTGTGGGTATCTCTTGACCTTGCCCTGCGTCCTGTAAATTCACCTTGACATCTTTTTGAGGGGTTTCTTCTCCTGCACCTGATTCTTGCAATCCCACTTTAACAACTACTGATACCGCATCTGCCCCTGATCCAGAATCTAAGACTGATTTATCAGATACTGGAGGTGGCAAAGAATACTGGTAGACAGTCTTATTGCCTAATCCCATTATATACATCCTCATTCCGTCAGACCTGAAAAAAACATCCAATGGATTACTATCCTCTCCTATAGATTTAAAGTTACTATCATAACTCGCAGTTGAGACATCCCAATCAGTAGAGAGAGAATACTGATAGATCTTATTATTCTCGTCTCCTGCGATATACATCTTCGTTCCATCAGGTTTAAAGAAAACACCATATGGATATATGTCCTCATCACTCACACTTTTAAATTTACTCTCATAAGTGGCAGTGGAAACATCCCAAGCAGTGGAAAGAGAATACTGATAAACAGCAGCAGCAAGATTTCCTACTATGTACATCTTCGTACCATCAGGTTTGAAGAAAATATCTACTGGATTACTAACCTGACCACTCACATTTTTAAGTTTACTATCATAAGTGGCGGTACTTACATTCCAAGCGGTAGAGAGAGAGTATTGATAAACAGTTATATTATCATCTCCTGCGATGTACATTTTCGTGCCATCAGACTTGAGGGAAACACTGAATGAATGTGCCTCTTGACCACTCACATCTTTGAAATTACTATAAGTAGCTGTACTTACATCCCAAGCAGTGGATAGAGAGTATTGAAAAACCTTGCCATTAGTATATCCCACCATGTACATCTTTGTTCCGTCAGGATTAAAGAAAATGCCATATGGATTAGTGTCTTTATCCCCTACATATTTAGATTTATTGTCATAAACAGCAGTTGAGACATCCCAAGGAGTATGCCCAATCAAATACTTAGGAACTTTCCATCCGTGTTTTCTAAACCACCAACATAAATGGATTGGCTTCCAATTTCTAAACCATCTCTTAGATCTCTTAAGAGAATTGTCAAAGAACTTAATCATCAATTTCTGCCAATTCCAAAACTTTTTTACCTTTTCTTTTTGCGGTGTCATAAATTCTAAAAGAGTTAGTTGCTAGTCTCAACTCCTAAACAATCTTAGGAGTTGAATTAAAAACCAACTCACTGGGTCTATTTGTCGGTTTTAGGTTAGGGTGATTTCGAGACTTAGTTCCCAGGTTTGACCCGATGTTTTCGTTCCTTCTGCTGATACTTTTCTGTTCGCTAGCTTTCCAGTTGTAGCGTGATTTAGCAATCCAAACTCCGCCCAAACCTGATTAGCCTCGGCTGATCCATAACTAGACTTCCAGGTACACTTATGATCTGCGGCTGCACTGACAACTGGATAGCTGGCTTCCATTCCCTTTGTTACTCCAGCGGTAAAGGTAGCTTGGGTATCATCAGGATCAGCTGCTCCACTTCCGGTTCCTACAATAAGATAAGCGCCAGCATTGTTATACTGAACTCCCCCAGTTGTAGCAATTAACTTGAACCATTCTTCTATTCCCTCATTACAAAGGCAATTCCCTTGCATTTCAGTGAATTGAGGTGCTCCGAACAATCTCATTGCCTCTTCTTTTGAATAGACCCTACCTGCCTTTTTATCAGCTTCTGACGCCCATCTTCCTATCTTAAAAACACCATGTTCTAATGCTTTTTGTATGATCTTCTTTGAAATTATGTTCATTTAATTTTTCCTTTCGCTTTTAATTCTTGTTCGAGTTTCTTTGCTTCTTCGATGTATCTTATGGCCAAGGACAGAGGAACATCCCGGCTACCATTTACAGTTGGATCAAACATCAAAACCATCTCCTCTTTTTTCTCTTCTTTTTTAACCATTATTTTAGATTCCTTTCTTTAATAATTTATCGACCTTTAAGCGATTAATTCTACGCCATGAATAATTAACAGAGCATCGTCGTTAAGAGTTGCACCTGTCACCACCATTTCTATCTTTTCCCCTGCACTCAAGAAAATGTTCCCCAAGTTAGAGATTCTTTCTAGTTGTGCTGTTGTTGGATCAGCGATGGTCTTATAAACAGTTTCTCCACCTGCCTTAATTTCTATTCTCACACCGCTCACTGTCCCAGTATAAGAAAAGGCAAGATCGGTTATCATATTAACTCTTGCTGCTAGGGCTACTGTAGAACTAAGCGTATTTGTGCCTGCTGCTAAAGTTGTGTTTGCAATTTCTTCATGAATTGCTTTCATATTTTTATCCTATTTAATGTGTCAAATTCGACCTTTTAATTTAGAACTTTGGCTTTTTGGTTTCTGTTTTTTTGGTAGCTTCTGTACCTCTAATCCCTTTGGTAGAAGGTTTTGATCCTTCTTCTTGTCCTTTCAGTTTCATCTCTTCCTTTTTCAATTCTTCCTCTTTAGCTTTTATTTTCGCTTCTCTTTCTTCTAGAGTTTCCTCCATGTCTGCCTTTTCTTTCTTTACATCTTTCTTAACTTTGATAAAAACACCTCCAAAATTTGCATGATTGTCTAGAAACTTGATCTCATTCTTATCACTGGTTTCATAGACTCCATCGTGGAACTGTATCGAGCTTCCTTGCACAACAATAACTTTGCCCTCTACTTCTTTGGAATAGGAAGCTTTATTGATTAACCTTAATTCACGATACTTTGAAATGTATTGTGTTAATTTAGCTTTAGCCATGATTTTAATGATTTACTAATTTAATTCTTAATTGTGATCTTTCGACCTTTGTTTCTTCAAGGCATTCTACTTCGAGCAGATTGAGAATGCCTTTTCTGCTCGAAGCTTTGAAGAACTATCGATTAACTATTCAGAAGTCTATAGAGAGCTTTTCGACATAATGGCGTGTCTTGACTCTTGCTCCATATGAAGTCCACATTCAGTTAGGTACTGATCTACCCGACTATCCTCATCTGGATCTTGAACGTTGGTCTTTAACTTGGTGTCTCTGTTGCTTAGATATCGATAAGTTAGGCACTCCATATCTAGCATTATGGCATAATTCCCATACACTGCTCCTGTCAGTATTTTATCGTTGATGATATTAACTGTTCCGTGTGGAGACTCATATCTGTGAATTACTATTCCGTATGTCTTATCTTTCTGCAGAGTTTCTAGCTTACCTTTTACCCAACTATTAATCATCGAGATTACAGGTGCTGAAGCAAACAGATATTTCTCGACATTGCCATGTGCGAAGGCACTTTCTAACCATGTCTCAAATTCCGCCTCTGTATCTACATTCGGTGTTGCGTATGAAGTAAGCATGCTCAATATACCACCGGTGAATCTCTTTGGATGGGTTCCGCTCGTATCTTCATGTTTCACTCCGTACCAGAATGCTTTTTCTATATCTATCATGTGATCAACTGCTTTCTTTCTCGTTTGGTAGTCAAAATCATTCTCTTTGGTCCATCCTTTAGTGTTCCTGGCAGTGTCAGTAATGCCGATTGGGGTTTTGAAAATCTGAGTGTAATTAGATGGATTACTAGTCACTGTTGATTTGATCTCTCTTAATCCTGAACCTTCCTCGTTGGCATTGCCAATGATCCAAAGGTCTGATCCTGTTAATTTGTCTGAAACTGTTTCTGCTCCCAATGGTGGATTACCAACTGCCATCTGATAACCATTCGACATAATAGCGGTTACTTCAAATACCCATCCTGTTTCTGGATATATAACCACATCTCCTACCTGAAAATCTGCGAAATACATTGTGCCATCGCCTGGATATACAACACCGTGTTTACTAAAGCTTCCGTAATTACCTCCACCTGACTTTGTGAAATCAACACTAGCGAGAACTTTTGACTGGTATGTGTCTTCAAACCATTTGAATTCTGGATCAGTCGCCTCTTTCTTATGCATGTGTTCCCCTTTCTTGGTAACCGGGTCATATCCTGCGTTAGTCAAAATTGCTAATAGCGGATAGCGGTTTACATCCAATAACGAGATCACATCAGCTATGTCATATTTTCGAGTGTACCCTAAATCGCCAGTTCCTTTAATTCCTTCTGCTGAGGGCATAATTTTATCCTTTCTTTACATTAGTTACATCCGAGAATTTCGACCAAATTCTCTTAAGAGACTTTGGCTACCACTTGCGGAATTGTCTGCAGGTTCACTGGCAGTATTCACGATTGGAAGCAGGGCAACTGCTTCTCCCAATTATTTCTATAGTCCACCGAGAGAACCTCCTATGTCCTTCGGCGCTAAAGCTTTCTGTATTTTCTTTGCTTCGTCACTTGCTTCTTTGCCAAGTGCCGATGGAGCACCTGCTCCTTTTTCAACCTGAGCTTTTGCCTTTTTGAGACGGCTCTTCTCTTCTTCGGATACTTTGTCTTCCCCTTTTTCTTTCCCAGCGAAAGCATCGATTTTGGTGCAAGCATCTTTTAGAGATATCGCTTTGCCTTTCGATGCTGCGGTATCTACTAAAGCTAGAACCAACTCCCGGTACTCTGGGCTGGTTTTGAGAAGAGGATGATCCTTTTTAGCTTCGCTTATTTCTGTGAGTACTACATTTGTAGTGGCACTTTTTTCGTCATAAGTCTTGCCAACTCTTGCCTCAATCTGCTCCATCATCCAACTAGCGAATTTCTTTGGAGTCATTTTATTAAACTCCTCATCGGTTGGCATTTTTATTTCTTCCTCTTTCTCTTCTTCCTCTGTTCCTTCTTCGCCTTCTTTTTCTTTTCCTTTTTCCTTAATTTTAGTTTCTAAATCTTTATTCTTTTTCTCTTGTTTCTTAACTTCTTCTATAACATCTTCTCTTGATTTTCCGTGCCACCTGTCTTTTTTGGAAGCCTCGTCTTCTTTTTCTCCACCCTCTTCGCCTTCCTCTGTTCCCTCTTCAGTGTCTTCTTCGCCCTCAGTTCCTTCCTCAGTTTCATTTTCTTTTGTTTCGTCTTCTTCCTCATCGTCAGATGGAGAATTTAAGAGATCGTCGAGTTCCTTAGAATTATCCATTATCTTTTTATCCTTTTTAATTGTATTAATTCGACCTTTTAAGTTAATTGTTTTCTTAATTCCCTAGCTCTTCCCTGTACTTTTTTCTTTTTGTATCTAGCTGATTTGCCTGTTGGTTTCCATCCGTGCCTGACTGCATTCAACAGATTCCTTTGAGCTTCAGCTTTCGCTTTGGTAGTCCCTTTGGCTGATACTTTTCCGCCATGAGTGACTCTATAACCATCGACTTTTTTTATTTCTACTGGCATATGTTTTAGTAATGTTTAACTATTCCCCTTACTAATTCTCTTCTCTTTCTCTCCTTAAGCTGTATATCCCTTTCGGCTTTTGTCAGTCTTTTCTTTCTATATGCTAGTGTGGATCTTGTTGGTTTCAGCGCTGGTTCTCTTTTCTTCATTTCTGTAAATCTTCTTTGTTTTTCTGCTTGGGATATTCTCGGAGGTACTTTTGTTGGCTTATACTCTGCTTTCTCCCTCACTGGAGCTGTTTTTTTCTCTAACTGACGCCTCGTCTCTGCTGCTATCTGTTTTATTCTTCCTGTTGTTACTGCTGGTTTCGGTGTTACCGCTGCTTTTGCAGAAGATGCTCTATTTGCTAGAGTCATTGGCGGAGTAGCCACTAATTGACGACGCACCTCTCCTGCTCTCTGTGCTACTCTTTTTGATCTCGCTAGCGCATCTCTCTTCTTTTTTGCTGCCAACGCTGATGCTGTCGGGTATCTTGTTGTTACTGCCATATACTTTATCCTTCCGTTGTGGGTTCGGAGATCTCAACCTTGTCTTGATCCTCACCTAATCCACCTAATTTTATTTCGCCATTGAGAACTTTTTGTAAAACCTCAGCCAAATCCTTAACCGCAGTTTCGAAACTAACGGTCTTTTCGTCCTCTTCAGCTTCGAATCCTCCTGTGTATGCTTTTCTGGCAGCATGTACGGCATCCTCTACTACTCGCCATCTCTTATCTTTGTTCTCTTTGGTCTGATCCTTTTTAAATTTGGCAAGAACCACATTCTTTTGATTGGTTTCTTCTTTTTTGGGTTCTTCTTTGGTTTCTTTTTCTTTTGGCATTATTTTAGATTCCTTATAGTCTCTGCCGCTTCTTCTTTCTCTTGAAGTGCAGTTTCGACCTTTAGAAGAATGCCCTTAAATGAGTTAATGTTCCCTCTATGTTCTAAGTATTCTGCGGCTATATCCTGTAATCCTTTTCCTTTGAGAGAGAACTCCTCCAATTCGTTTCTTTCTCTTTCTATCTCTTTTTCAATCTCAACTTTAAGAATTCGCCATCCCTCAGTTTTAGTCATCTCTAAGATAGCTAATCCTCTATTTAATTTTTCCTCATTATAATTTTCTTTTTCAGCCATTGTTTTATATGATCTCCTCTGTTGGAGGTGTTCCTACTGATCCTCCTTCGGGTGGCACCATCGGAAGTCCTCCCTCACCTAGTCCGCCTAGTTCTGTCTCAGCCGCTTTGATATCCGTTAGAGTGGCTATTAAGCTGTCAATCACATCTGACAAACTTGAACCAGCCAAGAACGCTTCTTTGGCTTTAACTATTACCGCATCAACCTTGCCCCATTCCATTTCTTTGTTGGCTGGGGCTTCAGGCGTAACTGGTCCTATTGGAGCTGTCCCTGGAGGAGTCGGTCCTGCTGGAAGTCCTCCTGTAGGAGGAGTCGGCGCTGGAAGTCCTCCTGTAGGAATATTTTCATCTATATTAGGCATTGTGTTATAACTTAATTAATTAATTAATCGACCTTTAGGAATTATCGATGTCAATTGCACTTAGACGTGGAAATGGTTTGGCAGCGTTCCATAAAATGAAAGCCCCAAAACACTCAATGGTTGGAACTGTTCCACCAACTGTTGTTACCACCATTCTTAACCACCTTTTTGTTCTTTCGATTTCCATTGTGTAGCTATGATCTTGGACTACAGTTATTTCTTCTCCTCCTGATGCTACAGTTTCCGATGCATCTACAAAAGTTGCATCATCCGATTCTTCAACTTTTACCTTTACTGACGTTGGAGTTCCTGTAATGTTTCCGATTTCTATTAAAGCTAATGCAGTGTCGAAAGCGAAGCTCTCGGCCACCTTTGTATCAACCGCATCTCCATCCAGCGATCCAGTAGTGGGGATTATCTGAATCGGAATGCTGATTGATTTTGAGAAGTCCTGTTTTAATAATTTTGGCATAATTTTGTGTGTCCCTTATTTAAATTATTCAACGACCTTTATATTTATAATCTTTTTAGTAATGGTATTTTAGATGCTATCCGACCCATGATCCCTTGTGGTGCTTCCGGTAGTGCTTCTCCTGATGGCATTGGTTCTATTGTTGGCGGTATCGGAGGTTGCTCGACCGCTGGTTCTTTGGGAGCAACAGCAACTGCTGGTTTTGCCACCTCTTTCTTTTCTCCCAGTAACTCGTCCGTGTATGCTTCTTTACCAAATTCCTCTAGAAGCATTTCCTGGAGAGTTCTCTTTCTTCTTAGCCATTGGTTCACTTGGTTCGGATCGTTTGCATCAGGAGTGTCTTCATCTATGAGTTTCTCAAAAAGTAATAAGATTTGATTTATTCTGGTTTCTTTGTCCGGTGGAACAACCGGTTCAATCTCTACAATCGAATCTACTTTTATTTCTTTGTCTTTCATAGCAAATGTTTTGAAGTCTATATCTTTTCCAGTGATTCGGTAGCTTTTATCTTTGGAGATAAACTCGTTATTCAGTTGAATAAAGTTATTGACCATTTGTGTTAATGCTTCAGCGCTGTTATTCGTCAGGTCACTTAACCTGAGATTGGCTTCTCCCAAAAGCATTGCCACTTTCCCTTGAGCTTCTTGTTTTGATTGTGGTATCCCTTGCAGGTATTCGCTAAGAGCCAGAGTGCTTTCTATCTCCTCTCTCAATGCTCTTTCTTCTTCTACTGTCATGTAACTCGGATCTGGTAATTTCTCTACCACCGCATCGTCTGTCCTTCTCAATTCCCAGATGGCTCCAGGTTTAAATATAATGTCGCTCTTGGTTATTCCGCTATCCTTTTTTATTTTCGTCACTGGATCTGATAGCAGAGCAAGCGTGTCGAGTCGTTGGTTTCTTGAATCTGTAATTTCATAAATGTTTGATTCGGCTGGCTCTAGGAATGATTGAGCCCAGAATTCCCAATCTAATGGAATGCCCGGTAAGTTAATGAATATCCTGCCGTGATTGATTTTCTGGTAAGGACTGTCATCGTCTCTAATTATTATTTCCTTGTTGGCAATCACTATTAGTTTTCCCTCTTCAAAATCCCAGCACTCCCATCGTTCCACTTTCTTTTCCTCTTCTCCTTTCTCTCCCACCTCTTCGTCTTCTACTTCTCCACCTGATTCTTCTCCTCCTACAATCTGTGCCATTTTCTTAGTGTTGATTTCATATCGTTCTTTTTTCCAATCATCTACCTTTTTATCCTCTACGCATTGCAGGTTCTTATAGATCCTGCCATCAGATTCCTTTCCTTTCTCATCTTTAGCTTTCACACCCTCTCTCGCTTTCTCTTCTCTTTCTAGTTGCTTTATGGTCTTGTTGGTAAGTCTGCGGATCAGCCATGGACAATCTTCATGAAGCTCTATTGTTTCAGGCGCTGGCAGGACGTCCCATAAATCTAAAATTGTTAAATCTGGATCATCATATTCTGGGACTCCTCCTTCTTCAAGAGGCGGCTCGTATCTCCAAGTAGTCATTCCTATTCCATTGCCATACATCACTGCCGATTTTGTCCATTGCCTTCGTTTGTTTCTCAGTTTAATAATATCAAAATCATACTTGATTAGATCGTTCCACTCTTCCACTGATGGCGAATCCACATCTGCCATTTCTCTTGGGATAACTCTGCTTACTACTTTAGCTGCTACTAATCTCGAAACTAATGTCTCTACAATCTTCCAAGCAATAGGTGGCATTAGTTTGCTGTAGTACGGATAATCTTTTCTATCTAAACAAGCCCGGTAGAGTTTATACATACGCAACCATTTTGCTTGGTACGCATCACGGAACTTCTTTGCTCTTTTAAATCTTTTTTTCCACTTATCTATTATCGGTTTCTCTTCATCTGAAGCTTCGTATTTTTCAACTGATCTTTCTTCTTTTTCTTCTGCCATATAAAAAACCCTCGTTTACAAATAAAAATCTCTAGAACATTTATGGTTCTAAAAGATTTTCGTTCGTAAACGAGGGCTCTTGATCGTAATCTCTACCCTATGTTTTATTTACTTTTATCTTCTCTAATTCTTTCTAAAGGAAATCTATCTATGAACTTTCCACATTTCGGACAAGGTTCAGATATCTCTTGAACTAATAAATCACATCTCAAAGCTATCTGCTTACAATGTGGACAATAGTATATATATTTAAATTTCCTTATCTTTTTTGAGAATAGCATAGTTTATTTTTTATGTCAAGTATTTTAACGATTTGGCTCAGATTTTAATCTTTTTTTCAATGCGATGGTCCAATAGACTAATGCGTGCCACAGATCATCTGCTCCTAAACTTACCCACTCTCTTTTTATTTGACCATAGCGATCTTCCACGTTGCGAGCATACATAGTCTGAGCATGCTTGATTAAAAGTTTGAATGTTGAACTTGATTCTGGCATTGCGAATCTTATCTCTCCTCTTCTAAGTGCTGAGACTGTATCATCCATTATTCTATTTTTAGAAGTCAGTACTGTTATTTCATCTTCAAATTTCTCTGGTAGTTTTTTCTTCTCATCTCCGAAGCGTGACACTTCCAACATCTTAGGATCGTCTGTGTAAAAGTTCAGATAAACTTTGTATCGATATTTCTTTGCCAGCATTTGGCACTTCTCTGTTTCGTACGTGGCATCCACAACTGCTGTCCACACATCATAGAACTCAATCAGTTCTCCGATCTGGTCCCAAGTCGTTTGGATCTTGCCGTCTGCCATCACTCTATCTTTGAGTACGTTGATCCAGAATATCCCCAGCTCGTTTCCAACGATGACGTGACATCCCTTTCCGCTTCCTTTGCCAATATCTATTCCCATTATATTCCGTCCTGCTCCACTGATTTCTTTCTTGATGATATTCCTCAAGAACAAACTCGCCTCAATTTTTTGTTCGGCCGACAAATAAGGAAGTCCTAAAACAAAATTGTAGAAGTACTGTTCGTCTTTCCCTTTCATCCCCTCCATCGATTCATTGTATTCTTTGATGATGCGCTTTGCCCCCCAGCACATCATTTGATTTATCCAATATCCACTGACTGGCTCATTTGGAAATCTCGCTTCCCACGAACCCAGGTCGCTTATCTGTCTTGGAGTAATTTCTTTTTTGCACTTTCGACAAATATAAATCCCTTTTTCTAAATCTACATTCTCTTCCCACTCCATATACTGTCTGTAATTGCAGTGCGGACAATTGAATCTCCAGTACTTTTGGTCTGATTGCTGGAACAACTTATCAATTCCAAAATCGGGAATAGTTGGTGTCGAAATGTAGATCTCCTCCCCCATCTTTGAAGCTGCCATTCTAGAAGTATAATCACCAATCACTCTCATCTTTGATCTATCTACCTCATCATAAATGTTTCTGTCACTTGAAATAATAATCGGTGCTTTCTCTGTGAATGTTCCCTGGTAGTAAACGACTCCCTTGTCTATTCCCTTTATCTCCGTGCTATCTTTATCTAACTTGATTTTGTTTGCTCTTAGAATTCTGTCTACTTTCGTTGGTACGAATTTCCAGACATCCTTCTCACTTGGCAAGGTGTGGATCTGATTGATGCCCCAGTACTTCATGTCATGTGTCTCTTTCAGAATTGCATAGGTCGATGCTCCTACCTGAGATGATTTTCTGATTACTATCGTTTGACTCCTATCTGTGTAAATATCTAATAGAAATCTATGCTGGTCGAATTCAATCGGATCTCCTTTTTCGTTTTTTATTCTTTTTTCTTTGATCCAGGCCAGAAGGCTGTCGGCTACGATTTCGTCTTTGATATTCTTTTTTGAGTTTTGCTTCATAAAATTCAACCGCTCTTTTTAAGATTGGATCAGTCCTGACTTTTTGTTCAATTCTTTTGCCGGCAGAAGTGACATCAATATAC